TCTCTTGCTCGCGGAGTGTCGCCGGTTCTATCGCGACAAACCATGGGACTGCCGAGACCGACCACGTACTCGACCAATGGCCGTCTCCATCCATCACGCGCGGACCTTGCACATACACAGAGACATACGTCGAGGCCCGTCGTCCACTCGGGATTGGACTAGGCATAGGCCGGACTCCGGTACCGTCGGACAAGGTTCGTAATCGTCCAGGACAGTTCTCCGTCCGTCTGTTTCGGACTCTCGGACTCCAAGTCGTCTCCTCGGAATCTCCACAGTTCTCCGAGTTGCAACAAGATTGCGGCTTGCACCGGCCTCGGAGTTGTCGTCGAGTCGACCCACTCGGCCGGTATGACTTTTATGTAGTTGAAAATAATCTCCTGTGCCGCGAGTAACTTGAATTCCAGATCGTCTTGCATGGGGTCTCTCGGAGTCGCGTCGAGGACGAGCGGCAGCCGCAAGTGATCACGAGCCGTCGAGAGGTCGACGATATACACCGGTCCCGGTGTCGCGGCCTGACCCGCGAGCAGTGGCACGGTGGTCATTCCGGCTCCTCTGTCCATGTCATAGTGAGTGCCCACAGCAGACCAATCGTCTTATCCGATTGCGCCGTCAGTGCGACGAAGTCTCCTCGACGCAGTGTCAACGGCTTTGCGATAAAGTCCGAGTACTGGCCGAATCCCGCGAGTGCATCGTTTTGTCCGTCGGACCGATAGAGAGACGACCAGATCGTATCGCCCCACAGCGGAGCCGCTAACTGTCGCATAATCCCTTGTGGTGCCGAGTCCGTGATATCCATGGACGAGACGACCGTCCCGCTACCGTCCGTGAGTGGCGCAGAGGAGAAATCACGACTTAGTGTCAGCATCATATTTCCGGAGACCGAGGCAACCGCCGAGAGGGACATACGGCGCAGTTTGATTATGACGGTACCCGCACTGCCGTTGCGATTCGACAGCGTGACGAGCGTTTGTCCTCCCGTCGTGATGTCGTAACTATTCGGCCAACGTGTTGACGTCGCGATATACGTCCGGAGTTTCGTCGAGCCGACAATCTCAATCGGGAGCGGAGACGCCGAGCCGACTCTCTCGGTGTCGGTGTCAGTCGAGCCGACGGTCAGCTTGACTAACTGGACATGGTCAGTAACGAGAAAGTCCGTCGCAATCGTTTCTCCACTCGGCGGATTCGTGTAATTGAGAGCCATCGTTAACGTCTCGCGTCTTGCCCACGTTTGACCATGAGTTGCCAACCGGACGAGTTATCACCGGGACGATTCAGTGTCTCGTGCGCCGTACAGATCCAGGCGGAGCCGGAGAGAGTGACGACGTCTCCGTCCTTGTACGAGTGACCGTCCGTCCATATCCCGCGATACTTGAGAAACGGCAGTTCTAGCGCGAACCGTTTCGTCTGGAGTCCTCGACTAAAGGCAAGAGTGATTGTCCGGTCTCCGTCGTAGTCGACCGACAGATCGTCAAAGCCGAGTCCGTCGGATCCGTTACTGCCAGGCCTGCCGTCCTCTCCTCTCGGACCGGCAAGCGGAGGACGTGCCTCGGCTGCCGCCACTCTTTCGCGCAGCTGCTCGACGTCTCGCACACGGTCTCGCATCTCGTCGAGTCGCGCACGAATTTCCGAGACGGCCGTTTTGACCGGAGAGAGAGCCGCCTCAAACGAGTCGGCAATCAACTCTGCGACGAGGTCCGGATCGTACTCTGTCATGCCACTAACCGTTTGCGAATCGCGCGTCTGGCGGATTTCACGAGTTGCAGACTCACAGCCCGAGCCATCGTGGCGCTATCAGCCGGTGCGGCTGGAGCCGACTTACTAAACGGATTATTCGCGTCTCTCTCGGCCAATGCCTCTAACGAGAAATTCTGCTGTTGCGTCATGGGACTGTCTCCGCCAGTGACCGCAGGCATGCCGTAGTACTTCCGACGTGCCTCATTCGGAGAGAGAATCCCGGACGACTTACTCGCGGCTTCTCCACGAGTCGCGGTATCCATCCAGATCAGATCGTCGACGTCAAACGCTGTCCCGTACTGGACTCCGTTGATCGGATTGACGAGTCCGAGTCCGTCGTCGAGATGCCGCTCTAGATTCGTCATGAGACTTTGCAAGCACTGCGCGTAATACAGCTGCACGAGCGGCTCAAAATTCGCGTAGGGCGGAGGTGCGCCCACTTGAATCATGTACGCGGGTACGTGAAAGACGGAGCAGATATTCTCGGCGGACCACTTCATTTGGTCGATCAACTGCGCGTCCGACGCATTGACCGCTGACACCGGGTCGTACTTCATACCGCCCGAGAGGATTGCGACTTTTCCGGCTTTATCTCCGGAGAAATTCGTCTGCCAGTAACTCTCGATATCCTGTGCGGTCTTATCAGAGATAGCGCCCGGGACTTGGATCACTCCGCCAGGTTGTCCGCCATTCTTGAAAAAGTTAATCGACGCCGTCTGCATCGCGAGTCCCTGCGAAGCCGAGAGACTTGCGGCCGCAATCGGTGTCACGCCGATCAACGGGTGAAAGAGTGGGACGTACGGGTCGTGAATGATTTCACTCGCGGGTACGGTCACTAATTCGTCGGTCAACTCGGAGAGATTGTCTCGGCGCAACTCGTAATAAATCGAGCCGTCGGCTGCCACGAGGACTCGCACACGAGACGGATTCAACACGTACAGCGCACTAATGACGCCTCGACGGTCTCGCTGCTTGAGGACGTAGGCATTCCCCCACAGGAGTTTTGACAGAATCCACTGCTCGATAAACGGCCCAATCAGCTGATAGTGATTCGGCCGTTTGAGGACCGGACTAAAGGCCGGATTACTCGTGACCGTCCAGACGCCGTCCTCGTCCTGAGTGACGAGGTCCAGGCAACACTTGGCAATGTCACTCGCAATCAACGTGACACACGCATAGACTGGAAAGTATCCCGCCAGTACATCCGTGCGTATCTCTTGATTCTGTTGCCACGCACCGGTAAACGGCTCGCGCACAATCGGGTAATACCGACCAAACCAGTTGCCGAATGACGTTGACTGTACCGGCTCTGTCGGCGGAGCCGAGGCACGAGTAATCATCAGGCCGAGAAAACGCATGCCTCGACGCCTCGTCTATTTCTTTCTGTGCTTGCCGTGAATGTCGACGGTCGACGGAGCCGGTTGCTCTTTCGGCTCCGTCGGCGGCTCCTCGTCCGGCAGGACTCGCACGAGTCCCTGTCCAACGAGTGTGTCCAGTAATTCAACCGGAGAGGCCGGTATCTCGTACCGGTCTCCGACACTGCGGTCTCGGTTATCCCACTGATGATACCGAGTGACCTCGACGAAGATTGTGTCTTTCATGCTGTGTATGTCGCGACTGTGTATTGAACCGATCCGGCTCTCGCCCGTTTCCAGTTGATATACCGCTCGCACCGGAGACCGACGAGGTTCTCCTGCCAGAGAGACGTCAGGACCGTAGTCGCGAGCGGAGGATTATCCGGTGCGGTATCGAGTTGTACGGATGCCTCTCGCGAGACGTCGATACTGACTCCGCCGTCGTCCGCATACAGCACATTGGGAGCCGAGACGAGGACAACGTTGTTACCGGCTGTCTGCGACGTCACGACTTTGAATCCAAACGCTGTGCCTCCGGTCGCATTCATTTCCGGAAACAACGGTTGCCCCAATGGATTGAGTGCGGCTCCGAGTGCGAGAGCGTTTGTCTCACTCATGATCAACGTCGCCGTTGACGGAGAGATATTGGCCGCAGTCATAGCGTTTGCCAACGCAATGATATCGGTCCGCGCGTTGGCCGGAGTGGTCCCGGATGTCGTGATGGGCGTGACTCCGTTGGTAATCGATCCGGGACTGACGTTGGCAACGGGAGCCTTAGTCGGATCGAGAAATTCGGAGTCGAGAAACTGTGCGATACCGGCAACCATCTCGTTACGAATGACCACCTCTGCCGACGGAGTCGAGAACCGCGCTAACTCCTCGGTAATGACGATAATCCCGGTCGCCTTACTGAACGTCAGCGTAACGGTCCCGAAAGCAATCTTCGTGACGGGTTTCGGGACGCCTTGTCCGACCCACCCGTAACTGCCTCCGGCTGTCTGATTCGGAATCGAGATATTGAATGGGACTTGTCGGAAGTTTGGAATCTTGCCGAGAATCGTTGCCGGTCGCAGATAGTCGAGAAACTCCTTCGCGAGCGGCTGCAGCTGCACGAGCGGTCCCGCCCACGTTGCGTCGGTGGTATTGCCAGGAGCGACAGCGGCTCTCAGAACCATCTCGACCTCTGGCGTCGTCTCTCTCCACTGCTTGGCCCACTCGGCCGCCTCTAGTCGATTGCCTCGACAGGACACTAGTGCCATCACTGCGCGAGTAAACGCAGTCGCCGGAGGCACGTTGGCTTTGACGGTAATGACCGGCGAGCCGCCACGCACGGTCGACGCCGTTGTCTCGTCGACTCGCTGCGGCAGAGCCGTTGCCGTCTGTCTCGTCATAGTCTCCAGTGCACGGAGTCTGACCAAATGATCGTCAACGGACCGGACCTCCGCCGAGAGAGTGTCGTACTCCTCGACCTCGGCTGCCGCGAGCGTTTCGTGTTTGTCGGCTGCGCCACTCATAAGAGTGACCATGCGAGCGGACTTCGCGGCTCGTGTATTTTCAAACGCTGCAATCTGTTCTTGAATCGTCATACTGCCTCGTAACGTCGTGTGAGTGCGCCCCGAGACGCCGAGGCAGTTAACGGGCAGACTCAACGCAGTCCGCGATTGCACGAATGATCGAACACTCGTAATCGCTGCGTCTTGATTCATGGGAATCGAGACGAGCGATAACTCCAGAATCTCTGATTTAATAAACCGCCATGCGTCCGACTCTCGCATATAGGCGTCCTCGATTGATCGGAATCCAATCGAGACAGCCGCGAGCAGTCCGGACTTAATCGAGTGCCACGCCTCGTCGACTCGGTCTCTGAGTTTGCCTGACTCTGTGATAGTGGGCAGTGTCGCAGAGAACGTCAGTCCCTCGGGAGTCGGACTATCAAACGTGACGAGTCCAACCGGACTCTTTGTGTCGTGATACAGCAGCAGAGGGACAGGATTCTTAAACGTGATACCGAGCGGTTCGATTACGTCTCCGGCTCGGTCTGGCTCTGGAGTCGAGGCAATGCCCTTGATCGTCCTCGTCTCGGTATCCATGCCTCGGACATGCAACCAGGCATAACCTTTAACGGGTCTCGGCATGAGCCGAGCGTAACTCTCCAGTCAAGAGATTATGTGTACCGCTAATCGAGTAAGTGACTGTCCGGACTCGCGTTGGTCTTTTTGTAGGGCCGTCGACATGGTCCCGGATGATTCGCGATTAACCGACAGCGCATTCTCTTGTCGCTGTCGAGGACGCACCGAGGACAGGGTACGACAGGAGGAAATCTCCTCGGTAACTCGACGCAGATCGGACACTCCGGATCGACGCACGTCCCGTTAGCACAGCACGCCATGATTACTCCGCGTATAACGGCAAGATACCTTGGGCTAATCGTCTGGCAGCGATCTCGCAATAACGCTCGTTGATATCTACTCCGATTGCCTGACGTCCGAGAAATTTTGCTGCAACCAACGTCGTACCGCTCCCCATAAACGGATCGCAAATGACGGCAGACTGTTGCCGCTTGTCGGCCTGTGAGATGCACCAGCGCATGAGTGCTGCCGGTTTCTGTGTTGGATGTTCAGCCGATAATCTACGCTCTGAATCCTTGAATGCTCCGCACCACTGGTGCCGAAAGATTCGCAGTGTGCCAGTGGTAAACGATGTCCATGCCAACTCTCCGTCAGCAAAAACATTCGCGCCGGTACACTTATCCCAAACTAACGGCGCAACACACGAGCCGAGGACTCCCGCGAAATAGCCAAAACCCCAAATCACTGCCAGCGGAGCCTTATGCGCTATCCTCCACAAGGTTTCTGCATCCGGCCTGTTATCCCATGTTGCTCCGTCGTGTTGTACCGCACTAAAGAATCCCGTCGGCGTTATCGGCACATGAATGCCGTACGGTGGATCAGTAATGATCAAGTCACAGGAGAAAGAGTCGAGTACGTCTCGGCAATCTCCATGATAGATCGTGATTCCGTCATGCTCGTAATAAGGTCTCACGGTCTCACAGCAACTCGACATGACTTATCCGCGAAAATATCCACTCCGCGATAGCCGGGACGATTGCGTTACCGAGACACGTAAGTCTGTCCAACCTATCGGGTATCCCATAAGCCATTCGATCCATTCCGGATTCACTCTCCCACAGTAACGGCCATTGAGACTCCGGCTCTGTTGTGAGAATCCTCTGAGCCGGTACTTGTGTGGAGAGGCATCCGGAGTGGGCAATAATCCAGAGCCGGTCTCTCTGGTGATGGGCACCAAAGGTACTTGCCGGTAAGCAATCCCATTCCACACGGAACCCGCACGAGTCCAAGTCTCTGAGAATTCGTCCAAAGTACCGGCCAGAGTCAATTGTTCGTAGTGCCGGTACATTCTCCGCCACAAGCCATCGTGGCTTAATCTCGCGAACGGCTCTGAGAAACTCTGACCACAAGTCGCGTGAATCGTGCGGTCCCTGTCGTTTGCCGGACTTGGAGAACGGCTGACAGGGGAATCCTCCGCAAATAACATCAACTGTTTCAACAGTGCCCCACTCCACGCGACGAATATCGCGGTACCGTTTGACATTTGGAAACCGGTGAATCAACACCTGTCTCGCGTACGGTGCTATCTCGACTTGCCAGGCAATCCGCCACCCGACTCTCTCGGCCGCTAAGTCGAATCCTCCGATTCCAGTGAATAGCGAGCCGAGGGTCACTCGCGGATCCGTCGAGGACTCGTCTCGATCCACTCGCGGACAATTCCGGCCATGCCATTGGGCGTAATTCTCGCGAGACGTCGCAGTCGCAGTCGTTGTGCCTCGGTCACTCGGACGTGAATCTGCGAGCCGAGTGCCGAGGACTGATACAGTCTCGGCCGTCCTCTAGGATTCTCTGTGTCTCTCATGACGACTTACTCCCAAAGACATAGATCCGATAATCGTGGCCCTCTAGAAAACCGGTCAATGCGGCTATGAGTGCGTCTATGCCGTCAATCTTATTGGCCGACATAGCGGTCACTTTCTTTGTCAGGATCGAATGGTCGATCCGTTTGCTGATACAGACGTTCGACGCATTCCAACGCAGAATCGGGTGTCCCGAGTGTCGAATGGTTCCAGCTAAGATGCGTCTCTCCAACTCCAGACACGGAGGCGTCCAGACAGCGGCATTCTTTGTCAGCACTCCCGACGGGAGTCCGTCGGTCGACAGTGCTGTCATGAGTTGGGCGGACTGAAACCGATCAAACCGAATCGACCGGACGTCGTACTCGGTACATGCCTCTCGGACGTCTCTCTCCACTCGGCTGTGATCAATCGCATTGCCGTCTGTGAGTGTGAGAAAT